TGACAAGGCAATTGGGATGGGTGAGGACTTGACGGAGGAGCTTGACGAGTTCGACTTCCTCGTCGAGGCCCCAGAAGCCGTCCTTCCGCTCAACGCACATGAAGGGAAGGCAGATCGCTTCCGTGCGGGACCAGGCGAGGCCGAGGCAGGCCAAGTGACCGGCGCGCGTCTCGATATCGCAGGCGAGATGCATCGGGCCCTGGTTGAGGCGGGCGAGAAGCTGGAGGAGGGTGGAAGTTGCGGTCTCGAAATTGGGGCGAATGAGAAATTGGTAATTGGGGAGAGTCGGCTTTCCCTCCCGCGCCACCTTCGCTGCCCGCCGCAGATCCGAAATCGCGTACATCCGCCAGGCCCAGTTCGCCATCACCTTCCCCGGCGCGTAGGTCGGGATGACGACGGCGCCGCCAGGTCCTTGGAGGTAGGAGCCGCGCCATTTTGAGACAGACCACTGACCAGCGAGCGCCTGTAACCCTAGATCTCCCAGGACGACAATGAGTGTCGGCTGGACGAGCGCAATCTCCTTATCGAGGAAGTCGAGGTCGGCGAGAAGAGCGGGTGCGGCCCAGCCCTTCATACGTGTGGACCAGGTCCAGTCGCGATCCGGCGCCGTCTTCCGATCGTTGCGAAAGACGGCTTCGGGTTCCCAGGGCCGACGTAAGACGGTTGTGACGAAGCACTCAGTTCGAAGGAGGCCGACCTCATGGAGCTGGCGGTCGAACTCGACTCCGGCATAGTCTTGAAGCGGGCGGCCCCGCCGAGCGTCTTCGGCTGAGGGCGCGTCCACCACGACCATGATTCTGGCGTTGGTAGGCCCAGTTGCTTGCATGGCTAGACCTCTTTGTCATCGAAGGCAGAGTCATCTTCTCGGATGATGGCTTTGAGCAGTAAGCAATAATTGATGAGATCGTGAATTCGACCTTCGAACGATTCCGACTTCTCGCGCGTGATGCCAGCGGCGCGATCTTGAACTTCCCGGCTGATCGCGTCATAGTGCTTCGAGAGGTAGACAAAAGCGACACTGAGCCGCGGCATTCCCGTCAGGAGAGCCCCCCGGTTGAAGTTAGCTAAGCGATCCTGTTCAGCAGCATATTCGCCCCCCTTAACTTTGAGGAGCTGCTTCGTCTCTGTGAAAGTTTCTTCGACCAGCCGGGTGAAATCTGGATTATTCATTTGAGCTGCTCCAGGCGTTTCACTGCGATTCCGTAGTAGGGGGCTTCGAGTTCGATGCAGGTGACGCGGCAGCCGAGAGTATGTCCAGCGACGAGGGCGGTGCCGGTTCCGGCAAAGGGATCGAGGATGCGGTCTCCCGGCCTGACAGATCGTTTGAGCAGGTTGATGAACCCTTCGACGGGCTTTTGTGCGCCGTGGCCGAGATTGCCTTCGGTGAGGGAAGTATCGAACACGTCAGGGACGATAGCCGTTACCGGCTTATTGCCACGCTGAGCATAGAGGACCAGCTCGTAGGCGCGGCGCGGGCCACACTCGGGCCAGGGCACTCGACCTCCCTCTCGTTTCAGGTGAATGAGAGGGGTTCGATGGGGCTTCCATCCGGCTGCGGCGACCATCGCTTTGAGCTTGACGAAGTGATCGATATCGCAGTAGAGATACAGATGCGCCTCGTCCTTCATGTGCGGGGCAGCGGCCTGCAGCATCGCTTCGATAGTGGAAAGGGCATGGCTGGCAGAATCATCATACTCATGGGTGACAGCGACGAACTTGCCCGCGCCGTCACCGAAGGATTCGGCTTCCATCCCATAAGGTGGATCGGTAAGGAGAACGTCGAACTTCGGGCCGGTGTAGGTCTTGAGCCAGGCCAAGCAGTTGTCATGGACAAGGGTGTGCAGGGCCGAAGGCGCCTGTTTCCCGACCTCGGCGGCCAGGCGCGTATTCTGCGCCGCCACAACCTTGGCTCGAAGAATCTTGAAGGCGTCGCGCTGTGTCTTCGCCTTCGCAACATCAGGGTCGTCCATGTGCGCGGCGAGGGTGACGGCCTGCCGGGTCAGGTGCTCGGCTGCAAGGCGGTTGGCCGGTTCCGGGGTGAAGAGATCCTGGGCCACTTCCTTCACGGCCGCGACAGGACTGGCGCCGGCCTGCTCCTTCAACTCCGCGAGTCGGGCAATGGCGATTGCCTTCTCTTGCCAGGTGAGGTCGGCGCGACGCAGGTTCTCATCCAGCTCTGCCTCGTACTGCTCGGCCGGGTCCAGTTCCCCCATATCCACACAGGGCGCATGGCCCGGTTCCAGGGGTGCGCCGTTGAAACGAAGGGGTTGCCCGAGTACGGCAAGGGACTGGAGGGCGCGGAACCGGCGCTCGCCGGCGACGAGGATGCGGCCTTCCCGCAGCACAAGCGGGTGCATCAGGCCTACGTTCTGGATTGAGGCGATCAGCTCCCCGAGAGCCGTATCGTCGAAGGCCTGGCGCTGCCGTCCCTCGGGGACTTCAATCGCTTCAAGAGGGAGGATTTTCATTCGTTCGGTTCCTTTGCTCGTTTCAATGTTTTGAGCAGTTCCGTCTGTTCGCGGCGCTCGTTGTTCCAGTACACGCTTCGACACTTACTCGAACAGAACCGCTTCCACGCCGTGTCCCTCTTGTACGTGATCTGAGTGCCACAGGTGGGGCACTTAGGGGGTGTCGCGGGTAATTGTCCCATTGATAGGAGCCTCGCAAGTCGGAGCTGGTAGGGGGATACCGACTAATGCGTTTCAACGCCAGGAAACGCATTTACACGCAAATGAGGGTCGGTCCCGGCGGGACTACTTCCCCCGCCACGGAACCGACCCCCGGCCCTCAACCTGTAATTAGGCCGCAGGCGAACGCAGCGCTTTCACCCGCTCGTAAATCTTCTCCGGGTCGGTTTGATCGGGCTGATGCTCGACCGTGAACTTGAAGACCTGACCCTGGAACATTCCGAGGGAGAAGGGCTGGCCCGGCTGGTTCAGCCCAGCCGCTTCGCGCATCCGGCCCAGGGTGACGTTCTTGCCCGGACCAGTGTCGATGGTGCCCATCGGGGTGAGTTCCAGGAGGGCGTCGGCACGGAAGTTCTTCTTCTTCATGCCGATCTGGTCCAGTTTCGGATCTTCGGATTCGAGGGTCAGCTCCAGGCGGCACCAGACCTCGCCGGTGGACTTAGAGACGCCGGACTTGACGTCAACCTTGCTGACTTGGCCGACGTAATCGCCGACAGGAGCCGGGAGAAGCTTGGTGGAGTTGGCTTCGGCGGTGGTAGCGTTCAGGAGCGCTTGTGCGTCGAAAGACATGGTAGAGTCCTTGCTTGGTTGCAGTAAAGAGGTTTAAGCGGAAGCGTCCGCCGGCGTTTCGATGATCCCGCCCCGGCGCTTCCAGGACTCGACGAGCGGCCGGAAGGTAGGGGGGAGATCAGGCGAAATCGGGAGATTGCGAGCTTTGAGATCGGCTTGTGGATCGGCCGTGTCCCAGAAAAATTTCGTGCCCGCGCGCTTTGCCAAGATAACGTCGGTGAAGTAACGCGGGAGTACGGGCGCGAGCTTGCGACCGAGGGTCGAGGGGAAAACGCGAGAACCGCCCTGCACTTCATCGAGTTCCCGCTCGATATGGGCGGTGACGACGACGTGGCAGCGGAATCCGGTGCAGAGCTGGTTAATCAGGTTTTCGATCGTCTTCATGCCGATCTGAAATTCGGGCTGCGTCATAGCGTACTTCTCGCCGACGGCGAGCTTCGTCGCAGCGATGGTCAGACCAGAGAGGGAGTCGAGCACGAGGACGCGCTCGGTTCCCCAGTCGCCGGTGTTGCCGAAAGCCTGGCCCGTGCGCTGACAACGGAAATTCATGAGCTGGTCGAGCAGCGGGAGAAAGGAGTTGTGCTGGGCGCGGCTGACGTCGTGGAATTTCTGGATCTGATCCGCGTTCATCGTGGAAGTGCGGACGGCCGCGGCCTTGAGTACGTCGAGTCCACCGCCCAGTGGGTCGATGTAGTTCCAGTGAAGCTTGTCTGCAGGAACATCGCCGAGCACGTCGAAGGAGTTCTCGGTGAAGATGCAGAAAGGAGTGATGCCGGTTTCGATGAAGGTACGGATGGCGAAAGTCTTGCCAGAGCCAGAGCCGCCTTCGAGGAGGACCTTGATGCCGGGGAGAGGGCTGCGCGTGGTCATGTTAGTCCTTTCAGTGTACGGTAGAATTGGTAATGGGCTTTGAACGGCGCCTCGCGCGAGGCTTTTCCTCCGGGGTGCGCTCCTCCAGGACGCGGCTCCGGGTATCATGCTGAGTGAGGTAGTAGTAGGTTTCTCCCGCCGACTCCACCTTCTCCGCAATCTTGTATTTGAGGAAGTGGTAAAGGGAGGCCGAGACTTGGTTGACATTGTAGCCCGAGAGGTCCTGGAGTTCTCTGGCCGTGATGAAGTCGTCGTACTCCCGCATCAGGCCGAGGAGGACGAGGGTAATGCAGGGTTGCTTGTCACGCCGCGATTTCATGCTCTTTCCTCTCGACAGGGTCCCAGACTCGGCGGGTGAAGTAGAGGTTAAGCCACTCTTCGGGGTTCGGTGCCTTGCAGACTTGAGCGAACTGACAACCACCGTAGGAATCGCAGGAATCGGCAAGGTTGTAATCCCAGTATCCCTCTTCCCAGCACTGGATCATGCGTTTTACATCGCGCTGAACCTGCTCATACCAGCGGTCAATCTCCCAAGGTGCGCGGTAGGTGATGGCCTGGGCGTGATCGAATTTCGTCTTGTAGATCGCGATCCCCCTGACGAGGATACCGTCCACTGCGAGGCCGTGCCGCCGGGCCGCCCAGGTGTAGCCGGTGAACTGGGAACGGAGATTCCACTTCCCGCCCCAGGAAGCGCCTAGCTGGCCAGTGGTCTTGTCATCTTCGAGGAAGATGCCTGAACCCAAAGTCACGATCATGTCGCAGCGGCCACTGTAGAGAATGGGCTGCGAGAGCTGCGGATGCGGAAGATCGAGGGACTCGACGAAAGAGAATTCGATTCCTCGGCGGCCTGACGGGAGGAGAACCGGGATGGCTGTGTCCGACTCGAAAGGGTAGACGGACCAGTAGTACTCGTAAGCCATTGCCATGCGCTCCAGACTCTTCGGGGAGTCGGGCGGGCACTGGAAATCGCCGTAAGCCTCAATCAAAGCCTTGAGGCCGACGGCATACGCATCTTCAGTGGAGGCGCCGTGTTCCCAGTGGGCGCGGCGGGCCACTTCGAGGCCGCGCGCAAACGCAGCCCCGGCATGGAGGTGGACGGAAGGGGTCTTGGGCTTCCAGTGTTCGAGGTACGTCAAGAATGCGGAACGGGGGCAGGCGCGGAAAGCTGTGAGGATGGAATTGTCGATGACTGGCGGAAAGTCAGGCCTATTGCTCATTGAAGAGGCTCCTTGGCAGTGGCGGACTGCGACGGGGGGCTAGCTGAAGAATTGCTGCAGCAGAGCGTCGGCATCCACGGTTTTTGCAGAGGACGAAGAGCGGCTCTTGGCCGAGACTTCGGCCGCACTCATGCGGTGCTGGCGGAGATCCTTCAGCGCCTCCCGAAGCTCCTCATTAGACAGCTCCCCGCGCGCCAGCTTGTAGCGCGCTTGAGCGAGACGCTGGATGAGTTCAGCGGTTGGTTGCATGGACTGCTCCCAGGGTTGCGGATTGCGGGAATGATTATTGTACCAAATGGGGGTACAACTTGTCAAGCGCTGAACAGCGGTTTCGAGAACAGTGAGTTCTCTGTGTAGAAGAGGCTCGGGCAACTCGGACCAGAGGAAGGTATCAACCCAGTGGCCTCCGACGAGAGAACCTGGACAATGCCAAGGGAATTCTTCCAGACGATCCAGGTAGGTCAGGGAGGCCGGCTGCGCAATCCAATGCCAGCCGAGCCCACGAAGGGTTCGGGCCCAAACTTCACCTGACACCGGGTCGAAGTAGAGAGTGTTCGCGGAGAACTGGGCAGTTGCTGGTGCCTGGTAGTAACGACCCTGTACTTCAAAGAGGATTGTGGACATACTGCCCTCGGATCGCATCCTTGATGAGTTTTCGGTCGAAGGGGAAATCATCGGGCTGAAGGAGTAGAACTTCGATTTGAGAACGATCTGGGGTTATTTGGAAGGTCACACGGAAGGTCCGACCCGCAACGAGGATGGTAGTACAGATTGGTGGAGTTAAGTGGACTGGCAATCTTGTCGAAGAAGGCGACAATGTTGCTCCAGAGCTTGCTGCGTTAAGTAGGTCCATTGGCCTTGCTCCTTGAGATAGTCGGAGAGATCTTCTCCATTAAAGAGGGCTTCCTCGACCACAAAGTCCATTTGTTCGAAGTAATTTGGAAGATGCTGACGGACGGCGCAGCGGGCTCTAATGAAGACAGTGAGCCCTGGACCTATAGTGAGCCAGAAGGAAGAGTGAATAGTTTGCATTGGGAGAGTGAGTGAGTGATTATTCTCCCCCATCTGGGACAAGCTCTTCTGCCTGAAACCAGCCCCGGATGTTGAACCCGCTCACGTCTTCGCACTCAGTGAGGATGTTGCAGCCGACGATCGGGATGCCGAGGGCTGCAGCGCGGCGCACTTCGATTCCGAGGCCTTTGGACTCCTCCCAGCCGGGGAGGGTGAGGACGTAGAGGTGGGAAGCGTGCGGGAGAAACGTCAGACACCACTCGATCCAGAAAGCGTGAGGTTGCTCCCCGAGGCGCTCTTCGAGGAGGTAGCCGACTGGAATCGGGGCGAAGACCTTGTGCCCGGCTTTCGTGAGATCCGCGGCGGCAGTGAGCGCGCGCCGCATTCTGCGAATACGAGTTGAAGGGCGTGGATCTGAGTAAGGCGAGGCCAGGTAGATGTAACGTGTCAAGTCGGTCATTTCTGTTCCTTCGCATCATTGATGGCAGCGATCTCGTCAGGTAGCGCGCGAATGCGGTCGCTCAGCGTCTGCAATACCGTGTGCGGGTCCGGGTTCTTCGGCCTGAACACGAGGGTGCGGCCGTCCGCCAGAGTCAGCGGCGGCGGGCACAACAGGGCGTGAGTGCCCACCAGAAGGTTCGCCGTTCGCTCGCATCGCTCGCATGCGTTGTCGCGCTCTTCGGTCAGGCGCTCGATCTGATCCATGAACTTGCTATTCTCGATGGCGATGGAGTCCCGCTCGGCGCGCAGGCGCTCGATTTCCGCTGCCTGCGCATCGACGTGAGCGAGAATGGCGGCGATGTTGGCTGGCGAGCAGGCGGCGATGAGACGCGCGTTAGGCAGATCTTGTTCTGGAACGCTGCGGTAAATGCGCGCCACGGTCTTGCCGATAGCGACAATCTCGATCCGGCTCGTTTTGCCGTCGTTACTGTCGTCATAACACGCCCACTCCCCCGGCGTCGGCCCTGCTGCCAGCGCCTCGCGCACATGGGCGAGCGCGGTTTGTGCGTCAGTGGTCATCGCTGTTCCTTTGCAAGTTCTTCGCGCACGATTCGGCGCACGTCATCCTCGGTCAGTTGGCGTGCAGACATTCGTGCTGGGTTAGCCAGACGCTGCGGGTAGCAGTCAGAATGGAACTCTGCGCCGAATAACCATCTCGTCTGTTGACCGGCGAAGATGAGTCCATGACAGATAGAGCACATCCGGACTGATGTGGTTGGTGCGTCAGTCATGCTGCCTCCCGAGTGCGTCGATAGCGGCGGCGCATTCCTCTGGGCACACGATCTCTTTACCGATTTCCATGCACGCTTGTTTCGCACGTTCATACGCTGCGCGCTCGACGGCGCGTGCGACATGCCAATCCAGTTGATCCGCAGGCACGCACATCTGGCCGCGTATTGCTGACCGATGCCGCCGCAGCGACTTACGAGCTTCACTGATGCAGTCCTCAATTTCCTCGTCACTCAGCATCGCTGCCTCCGATTCCGTAGGCGCGCTCGACAGTTCGTGCGAGCCTACGCAGCGCGGCCTTGAACTCACCCACGGTCATTTCTCCGCTCATCAGCGCGAGGACCATCGCCGGGTCGGACTGTAGTGCAGCGTCGATCTGCTCATCCGTCAACGGCTCGCGCTTCGGCTCGACCTGCGGTGCGGCTGGCGCAGGGCGCGTGTAGAGGTCGTGCCGTCCCGCTGGAAGAAGCTCCTTGCCGCGGAAGACATACGGCCCTCCGTACGAGTCGGCGACATCGACCCACGCCACCGGCTGCGCATCGGCCATCCCGTTCAGCAGCGAGACGACGGCGCGGAGGTCAGCGGCCCACGCCTTGTTATTCGGATCGGCATTGTTGTCGGCGTAGATAGCGCGCTGCGCCACCCGCTCGGCAAGGGCTTTGTAGTCGATCATCACGCGCTCGCCAGTTCGTGGTTTCGAGGAACGGAGAACCCGGCAGCACGAACGTGCCCGCCGCCTCCGTATTGCTTGGCGATTTCGCTCACGTCGAGGCCTTCATCGGACGACCGAAGGCTGAACACTCGCGCCGTCTCTGTGTCCCAGTAGCAGGCGGCGAAAGGCTCCCCCTGCGCCATCAGGTGGCCGGCGTCGCTGGTCAAGGTGTAGGGCAGGCTCGCCACTGGAACGTCGTGCCCGCCAATGATCATGCGCCGCTTACACACGGCCACCAGCTCGGCCACGTCCTTGTGGTGCTTGCGCTCGATCGCAGCGCCGGCGGCGGTCATCTGCAGCAGCTCCGATTGTTCCGCTGCCATCAACCGATCCCACTGCTCGAACGTGTATTCGTAGCTGAACACGCATGCCTGAATCTCGCGTGTGCCGGGTAGCTTGAAGCGCCATAGGTCGCGGTCCTCGACGTGGCCGAGCAGTAGCGGGCGCGGTTCATGCGGGAACAGGAAATCCCACGCTAGCGTCGCGCCGCTACGGTTCAGATCGGTGATGGCGCTGAACTTCTCCGATGCGATGCCGGCCAAGTCCTCGATCGCCGTCTTATGGTGGTCGATCAGTACGATGTGCGAAGCCTGTTCAAGCATGCGAAGGACGACTGCGCGCTTGTAACTGAAGTCGACCAAGTACACGCAGCGGCCAGCAACGTCGGGCGGGTCCTGCTGATAGACGCCGGCCATGTATTCGCAGGCGTCGCCGTACTTGCGCCAGAAGCACCATGCAGCGCTGAAGCCGTCGGCGCAGTTGCCGTGATAGATGACGAGAGGTTTGCTCATGCGAAGTGCCTCCCATGCAGACGTTCGAGCGCCTCGACTTGCCGCTCGGTCAACGACGTGACCTTGCCTGCGTCGAGCTTCTCCACGAGCGAGCGCACGAACTGCTGCTCCCACTCCGACAGGTCGCGCGTGTCAAGCAGCCCGGACAGGTGGCGGATCATCGTGGTGGTGCTGGTCATTTGAGGCATCGTCATTTCTCCTGCGGCGCGGTCGCTGCGACTGCCGCGAGCTGCTCGGCCAGCGACCGACACTCGGCGCGGACGTACTCGATATCGCGGTACTCGCAGTCATCCCCGAACGAGTATTCGTAGCCGGGTTGCAGGTCGCCAGCGTGCGCGCAGCCGAACCCGAACCAGTGGCCTTCGGCGCCGTGCAATTCGCCAGAGAACGTCAGGCTCCCATGCACGTCGAACAGGATGTCGATACGAGGCGCTTCCGGCTCGTAGACGAGGGCAGAGAGAATCCCGCGCTTGCCGAGCGGTGACTGCAGTGCAGCCTGCACGCTGTCTCGCAGTGATTCCGGCACCACGTCCGAGTACCCCTTGCCGTACAGCGGGTGGGCTTCCGGCGCGCGGACGTACCCGCACAGGTTGCCGCTGCGGCTGTGCCGGATGATGCGGCAGGCCAGTCCCGCGTGCTCGAATGTTTCCTCGTCCGGTTCGTCGGTCCACGGGCCTTGCGGCCATTTGCTCTTGTCCATCGTCACTCCTTGCTCGGCGCTACCTGCGCCTTCAGTGGATGATGTTGTCGAAAATCAAAGCCGCAACGACCAGCACGACAACCCAAAAAATAGCTTCCAGTATCATGATCAGCGCTCCGTCCAGAGTTGTGTGAGCCGCCATTCCAGGTTGTAGATCTGGAGGGTAAACTCACTGGTGAGAGGGTGTGCTGCGTCCTGCAGCCAGGCACGGCAGCATTTGAGATAGGCTACCTTCGTGGTGAGCCAAAGAATAAGAGTCCAGCGAATCATGATGGCCGTTCCCCGCGACGGTGTTTGCTGCAAACGAAAGCGCGCCGACCGGTCTGCAGGCGTACAGTTTTGCCCCCGAGCAGAGGACGATGCGCCGCACACTTGTAGCAAAAGCGAGTGCCTGTGGCTTCAGCGGCCTTCGCTGTAAGGTCTGTCAGTTCTCGATCCGTGGTCACGGCTTGACCTCCTTTGTCAGCTCACGGAACGCGGCCTCCCCCGCTTCGCGGGTCGAGAACTCTTCGAGTAGCGGGCAGCGCCGCCCGACCGTCGGGCCGAAGGCAAGGGCCCAGCCCCGCGAGGTTTCGACGAGACAGAGGTCGGCATCCTTCCGCCAGGCCAGGATGCGTACTACGAAGGCGGAAGGGCTAGGCTGCAGAGTCGGCATCGGGCTGCTCCTTGGGAGCGGCGAGCGGGTGCGCTGCGAAGTACTCCCGCAGTGCATCTGCGAAGATAGTAGAGAGCGCGCCTTTCGGAGCGCCGTAGACGTGGATTGGGCTGAAGCAGCGCAGACGCAGTTCGGCGGCAAGCTCCGGAGGGAGGCTCACTTTGAACTGGTCATATGCGACTGCGCGGCGCGGTCGAGGCATTGTAGTAACTCCGAAGGTGATACCTGATCTACCAGCATAATCCCGGCGAGACTCATGGTGAAGAGGCCCGAGAGCAGGCACCAGAGGATGATGAGCCACTCTAGGCCGGAGGGTGACTTGCCACGCGCCTTCATGATGGGTCCCAGTCGGCGGCGCGGGCGACAGCCATTTCGGCCTCTTCGAGAAGCTCAGCAAGGGCATCATGGCGCGCGTTGTACCAGGTGACCATGCTCAGAAACTCGGTCATGTCAGGGCCGAGACTGTCATCGGCATTAACGGGCTGGACAGTCACATTCTCGAACTCGGCTGGCTCGGCGTCGTAGCAGCGTTCAGGCGGGCCGTAGGTTCGCGCTGGGACGGCCGGGGTGAAGTCGGCTCTGATCTGCCAGGTCTGATCGTACTTGTTCACTCGAATGGAGATGGGGTAGGCTCGCATCGCTGCAGCTCCTTTGCTGTGGCCATGATGGCCGGGCGGAAAGTGTCGAGAACCAGGCGCATATCTTCGGGCGGGACGCCAGCTGCCATATGGCGCAGCCACTCGGCCCGGAACGCGCGGCTGACCGACTCGCTGTACATATCGAAGTTCCAGTGGAATCCGATACGGGTGAGCCAGGCGTCGTGAATCTCCAGGCCAGGCGCCGCGAGCAAAGAGTAGAGTTCCAGCACTTCGCGGTAGTGGTCAGCGAGAGGGTTCTCGTCTCCCCCTCTTAGTTCCCATCTGATGAGGGTGCAGAGGAACTTGGACTCGTCGAAGTCCAAGACGCGCTTGATGAGGCGATGGAAGAAGAGACGTTCGTCGTCTTCGAGCCGGTACTGCATATGACCGACTTCGCCGCAACAATCGGCTTCGGGATCACCTTTATGCCCGCAGTATGGGCAAACGTAGTAAGCCATGCTTGCTCCTAGAAGTTGGCGTCGATCCAGTCCATGAACTCATCGAGAGCCTGGGTCCAGCCTTGCGGGTCTTTCTCCGCCGGCGGGCAGGTGTAGTCGCAGATGAGGTCCGCGCCCTCGCCTGGAGTGAGGAAGATGCCGTAGCGGCGGCCAGGCGTAGCCGAGTGCTTGAACCAGACGGTAGCCTCGTCCACGCTGGCCACGACCGCCTCAGCTTCAGCCGGAGTGCTGGTCGCGGGCTCGGCCCCGCCATCGAAGACGGATTCGAGGGCGAAGCCGTGGTCGCTGAGGTGGATGCAAAGGGCTCGAAAGATCAGATGCTCGGGGTCGCGGAGCATGGTCAGAAGCCTTTCGTGTGAGCGCACCGGGGGCAGATTTCGAGTTCGACTTTGTGCACTTCCCGGCGGCGGGGCAGATGCGTGAGGAGTCCCTTCACCGGAACTCGGACCAGATGGCGGGACTCACTGGCCGTGCGAGTACGCGGGAGCCGCTCGACGAAGACGCCCTCGGCCGCGGGCCAGACGGTTCCGCAGGTCGTGCACTGCTCTTCCCGGAGCACGAACACGTAGGCGGCTTCGCGCCAAAGGTGGAGGTCCGTAACTGCGGGGGGCGGCGAGCCGGGTTTACCCTTGGAGGGCACAGTTGCTTTGGCCTCGGCAATGAGCTGGGCCAGGAGGTCAGATTCGGCTTCGGGAGGAAAGAGTTGATCGAGGAGGCTTTCGGCGGCGGCGTCGTCAGCGGTGGAAGAGGGAAGAGGATGGGACATGGGGCTGGCTCCTTGTGGTGGATTGATACGGGACAATTATCGCACGTTCATTCTCCCTTGTCAACACCATACCCCGCTGCAGCAATAAGAAACCCGGCCGAAGCCGGGCCTCGTGGGCAGCTACTCGTTGAGGTAGCAGTCCCGGATCATGTAAGCGAGAGTCCGCGGTTCCAGCTGCGTGACGGCCGGACCGAAATACTTGCGGGGGTCCGTTTCGCCTTCGGTAAACTCCAGCCACCAACCGGCCAGGTCTCCATAGACTTGCAGGGCGATTGTATCCTCCTCTGTGTGAGTGTAGTCGAATACAAAGGTATAGTCGGGGTCTTTGACAATGCAGACTGCCTGATAAGTTCCGTCAGCTTTGTTGAATTCCGCAACATGAACTTGCATTGCGACTCCTTGTGCGAGAGAGGCGGAAGGAAAAACCCCCTGCCGAAGCAGGGGGCTGGCCGTGTACCGGAGGGATCAGGCGAACTGCGAGAGCAGCGCGTCCGCGTCGATGCGCTTCGCCGAGGGCTTGCGCGCTTCGCGCTCTTCCTCCAGCTCGTTGATGACCTTGGCCACCGCCGGCTGCTTGCGGAGCGCCGCCTTCTGCGCCGCCGAGAGGGGCTTGAGACCCTCCTTGACCTGCTCGATCGTCTTGCCCGTGAGCTTGACGAGCGCCTTGGCCAGGATCGAGACGCCGGCGAGGCCGTCGCCCTGGCGCGTCGCGTTCCACTCGCCAGCGGCGAGACGGGTCGCCAGCTCTTCGAACGCCATCACGCAGTCGTCCGGGTCCGCGAGGCCGCTGAACTCGTCGCCCAGCTTCTGGTCCAGGCCGTGCATGGCAGCGCGGGCGTACAGCGGGTCGTTCGGGGCCATGTCGAACGTGCGAACCTGGCCGTTGCGGAAGGCGAATTTCACCTGCACCGAACCGTCTTCGCCGGCGGTGGAGAGCTTCTTCACCTTCTCCTTCGCGCCGAATTCCAGGATCGTGAGGCCGTGCTGGCCGCCGAAGTTGACTTGCTCCTTCGCTTCGCTCATCTTGCATACTCCTGTGGTAAGGGGGTTATTCGAGGGCGCTTCGTGCGCCGATCGAATCCATACTATACGTGATTGGGCGGGGCTTTGCAACCCCGGTCGCAGGCATGATTTTTGCCGAGCCGGGGTTGCAGGGAGCTAGTGCGCGGGCAGCTTGATCCGCCACTCCTCGGCTGTGGCGTAGCCCGCCGGAACCCAGCGGCCCGTCGCCTCGAAGACGTCCGGGTAGTCGGCGAGGAGGCGCTGGGTCCACTCCGCGTTCTCGGACCAGGACTTGACCCAGACGCAGCCGGGATTCGGCGCTTCGGGGAGGCAGACGGTCAGGCGGCCGAACGGTTCCGGGTAGCCAGCTTCGCCCGGCTCGCCTTCAACCCAATGGTAGACCTGGAGAGCGAGCTGGGGTTCCGCTTCGTACTGCTCGGGCACGATGAAACAGTCACGGTAAACGTCGCCGAAAGCGTGGAGAGTGAACCGCTTGGCCGAGAGGAAATCGGTGACGGCGGCTTTGAATTCATCAGGGATCATGCGTTACTCCTTGCTTGGTGGGGGACTTCCCGGACGGCCCGAAGGCCGTTTCGATCCCTGTCCAGGGGATCTCGTCAGCGGGTTACTCTTTGGGCGGGAGGAGAACCAGGCCAGCCGCCAGGCCCGCGCGGCCTCACTCTCCTAAAGTGTTTTCGAATGCTTCCCAGAGGGCCCTGGCCCGCGTCTTGTGATTCATGAGATGCCCAACAGGGCCCAAAATCTCTTCGAGTAGAGAATTCTGCCCATAACGCCCCGAGAACCAGATCTCCAGGGCACCGTAGGCGCTGAGTCGGGTTTCCCCCTTGGCAATTACAGCAATCACCACGAAGGGAACATCGTACGCTGGAACGCCCTGGACGACTGAGATAACGGAAGATGCATCGTCAGCGGTTTTCGTATAGCTGATTTCAGTCAGGGTGAGACGTGCTTCGCTGGACAATTCGTTGTTAGCGGAGTTCATGTCCGCCTCACTTGACGTAAAGTTTGCCGGTCGCGGTTCGGCCGACCTGGGCGAACCAGCTCCTTTTCGGATGGTTCGTGACGCAGACGGACTCGCCGGCCTTGAGCGCGTCAGCGGTGAATTCGCCGCGTGAGCCAGGGAAGATCGAGGGATCGGTGATCCAGACGTGGCCGGGTCGCTCGGCGACGGCGGCGGCCAGGGCCTTCTTTGAAGGGTAGGTTGCGGGGGAAACGAGGCAAGTCATTTGTTGCTCTCCTGGGAAGTGGGGCACCGTGCCCCAATGCGTATTATCGCATGGCGCCTGCAGCTTGTCAATGCCGAGGCGCGCTTCAATAGTAGGGATTCTTCCGGCCAAGGGGGAGGCCCGAGTCGCCAGCGGCCTCGGGTTCGGAGTCGGCGGGCGCCTGGCCGAGCCGTTCGGCGAGCCGCCGGGCTGAGGCTTCCGCCAAGTCCGGGCGGACAGTCGGGTGCGCGTCCTGGGCGAGACTCGCTTCGAACTGCGCTCGGAGTGCCTGGGATTGTGGCGTCAGGGATCTGAGCATAATTCGGATGCCGCCGTCCACGAGGAAGGCCGCGACGCGACCGTAGTCGTCTCGCCGGCGCTGCAGGCGCTCCCAATTCGCCGGGCTGAGGCCGCGCCCGTTCGTTTTGAAGGACCATTCCAGGGCCGAGATGAAGGCGTAGTAGTTTGTGCGCCAGCCCCGGGCCGACTTCACGTCCGGGAAGCCGAGGTCAATCACTCGGCCTTCGGCGGCCGCCTCCAGCACGTCCCAGAAGAGCGGGTCATACTTCTCTGGATTCTTCGATCGCATCGTAAGCTCCTTCTCAAGTCAACGGGTCAGTGAGTCAACGGGTCAAGGCCGGGCCCGGCGCCCGGTCTATGCCCAGTATGCCGCCGGGCGCGCCGCTTGTCAAGAGGGGGACTGGTGGAGTAGGCGGGTGCCGGCGGCGTGCATGGGTGAAATTCTATTCCCCCTCTATGCAACCGCTCTGACTCCGCCTTACCCCTAGCGAGTTGGGGTGCCCCCCGTCTCTCCTTCCTCACTCTCCCCAATCCGGCGACCCATCCTGTCCAGTCTGTCAGAATTTTTTTTTGATAGCTGAGAGGAGGGGAGGAGCTGGGGTCATTGGGGAGAGTGAGAGGGAGAGGGGGGGTCGACCGGAGTGCTAGGGGTAAGGGTGTCTCAGGGTGGTTGCATAGCGTGTGAATAGAATTCCCCCGCCTACCCCCGCCAGCACTCTCTAGCTGCCTCTCGTCTGCCAGGACATTGGGGAGAGTCATATCAGTCTAACTCTCCCATACTCCGGGTGCGCTCCGGGCTCCAGGCGATTGCCCAACCCGCTGGCTCGGCTCGCTGGCTGCAGTCAGCCGCCCGTCAGGGTTCGGCCCACGCGGCTGTTACAAACCGTTACAAAACTCCCAGCCGTTCGGCGCGCACAACGCCGCCGGTGTGGTATGCTTCGTATGTCGGCGTCGTGCCGACGCAACCGGAGGATGCCACAATGGGCACCGACACGAAAACGAAGATGAAGGTCACTCTCACGGGTCAAACGCTCGCCTGGACAAACCGCGCCAGCGGCGCGACGTTGTTCCAATTCGATTGCCGCACGGTCGCGGCAGCGCTCCGCGACGCGGTGTTTGCCTATGGCTGCAAGCAAATCATCGCCGATGGCGCAGCTGGCGCGACGAACCCGGTCAGCGCGATGCGCGACCGAGCCGAGTCTCTCACGAAAGGCACATGGGGACAACGCGCGGCGCGGTTCCCGGACGCTGACGTGTGGGCAGCTGTTGTCGCGGTTCGTGGTACGGCCGATTCCGAGGCGAACCGGGAAAAATGGATCGGCCTCACTAGCGCGCAACGGTCGGCCATCGCGCGGCAGGCGGAGATTGCCGCATGGCTCGAAGCTAACGCGCCGGATATGCCCGACGCCGACGAATTGCTGGCTGGGTTCTAAACTCCGCGTCAACGAAGACCCTGCACGATGCAGGGTCTTTTTTTGCCCGCTCGCCGAAACGGAATGAAGGCGCGAAGGCGAATGAGAGTGATTCGCGTGCGCGGCGACAGACCCTGACGGTCCGGTCAGCCTGTCGGCGGCGTCAGCCAATACCCGGTCCGCTGACGCGATTGTCAGCGGCGCGTCGTTCCGCTTGGTGAAAAACGCTTGCCGGGGGGTACCTGGCCGCGTGGGACTCCTCGTGACATTGACCTTGACCGGGAGTACCATCTGAAGGCACGGGCTGAAGGCACGGACCATCTGAAGCCCGTCCCCCTCCCCTTGCCTCCCGAGGGCAGGCCCGGGTAGACTGCGCCCGGGCCCGAGAAGCGGAGAGTGGAGATGGCGAAGCCGGAGCTGAAGAAGGGGACCAAGCCAGTGCACGAGGCGATGGTCGATGTGCTGATTGCAGAGCCGGCGACGACGCCCGCGCAGCTCGCGCTGCTCTTCGGCTATACGGTCGAAGGGGTGCGGATCGTGATGCGGACGGATGCCTTCCGGGAGAAGCTCGCGGAGCGCAAGGGCGAACTCGTGGACCCTCTCTTGACGGCGAAAGTGGAGGACCGGCTCAACGCCCTCGCGGACTTGAGCATTCAGAGGCTGCTGGAGAAGCTCGGCGACGGGATGAACCCGTCGGAGAAACTGGTTCTCGGGGCGGCAGAACTGTCCACCCGAGCCCTCGGCTACGGAGCGCGGAAGGACCAGGCCCCGGTGCAGAACTTCATCGCCGTGGTCCCGCCCACGGCCCCGAACGCGCAGGCCTGGGCCCAGATCTACTCCACTGGCCCAGATGGCGCGGCCCTGCTCACCCAGGACTTGACGAGCCTCCCGGCGCCCTCGCGTGACTGACGAGACTATTGAGGTTTGGCGGGCGCAGCCGGGCCCGCAGGAAGCTCTCGTCGCCTGCCCCGTCTTCGAAGTCTTCTATGGCGGTGCCCGCGGCGGTGGGAAGACTGACGGCTCCCTCGGCGACTGGATGGCTCACTCCGGCACCTACGGAGAAGCCGCCACCGGAGTCTTCTTCCGTCGCACGTTCAAGCAGCTCTCTGAGGTCATCGCCCGCTCGCATCAGCTCTATGGCAAGCTCGGAGCGAAGTGGAACGGGGAGAAGGCAACCTGGACGATGCCGGGCGGCGCGCGCCTGCTCTTTCGCTACCTTGAACGGGACTCTGATGCCCAAGAATATCAAGGTCACAACTATACGCGGGTCTACATTGAGGAAGCTACTAACTTCCCAACTCCCACTCCGATTGATAAACTCAAGGCTACTCTCCGGTCTACCAAAGGGGTTCCGACCGGGATGCGACTCACCGGAAACCCAGGCGGACCCGGCCATGCCTGGGTTAAAAAGCGATACATCGACCCAGCTCCCGCCGGATACAAAATCCTGACCGAGGACTTTATCAACCCTTTCACCGGCGCTACGGTCAGCCTCGACCGGGTCTTCATCCCGTCGAAGCTGAAGGATAACAAGCTCCTCATGGACAGCGACCCGCTCTATGTTGCGAAGCTGCAGCAAACGGGCGGAAAACAACTCGTCGAGGCCTGGCTCCTCGGCAAGTGGGATATTATCGACGGCGCGTTCTTCGCGGAGTTTGACCCCCTGCGTCATGTACTCGCGGCGTCCTGGCTGTCCCAGATTCCGCCCTACTCCCTCTGCTTCCGCGCCTTCGACTGGGGCTATGCGAAGCCCTTCTCCGTTGGCTGGTACGTGGTGTCGGACGGTTCCTGGGGGCTGCCGCGAGGCGCAATGGTGAAGTTCTGGGAGTGGTACGGCTCGGACGGTCGGCCGAATGTCGGCCTCCGCCTGGATGCGGGGCTGGTCGCCGAGGGGATCGTGTCGCAGGAGAAGCGGATCATGGAACTGGTCGGGACGAAGCCGACTTACGGCGTAGCCGACCCCTCAATCTTCATTCGGGACGGCGGTCCCTCGATTGCAGAGGAGATGCTCCGGCACGGCGTGCTCTGGCAGCGCGCTGATAACAAACGGGTCCCTGGCTGGCAGCAAGTGCGCCGCCGTCTGGTAGGCGTCAACGATCAGCCCATGCTATACATAGTGGAGACTTGTCAGGACACCGTGCGGACCATCCCGCTCCTCCAGCATGACGAACGCGATGCAGAGGATCTGGATACTGACGGCGAGGATCACGCGGCAGACGAGACTCGGTACGCTTGTATGGCTCGGCCCTGGACGAGGGATGATCCGAGCCTGCCGAAGCCGGGGCCGGCCCTCGCGAAACTCCCTGGACAGTATACCTTCAACGACATCCTTGAGATGAACCGGGCCCGCAGACTGCGGGAAGAGCAGAGGTAGCATGGCGAAAACCGCAGAGCAGGCGCTCAAACTGGTCGAAGGGCGCCTCAAGACCCTCCAGAAAGAGTGGCTGAAGACGGCCGCTGATGTGCGTGAGGTCTACGCCGGGGAGAAGGGGCAGACTTCGCCCTACAACATCCTCTACTCGAATACAGAGACGTTGCTCCCTGCTCTGTACAACCGACCCCCGCGCCCGGAAGTGACGCGCCGCTACACTGCCCGCGATCCGAACGAACGGATGCTCGATACGGCAGTAATGGAGGTCAGTCAGCGAACTCTCGAATACTTCCTCGATACGAATGATGAGGGGTACGAGGACTTTCACACGGCGGTTCAAGCGGCGGTCTTCGACTCCCTGGTGCCAGGCCTCGGCCAAGTTCGAGTGCGGTACAAGGAAGAGGGTGGCTATCAGAGTATCTGCTGGGAGCAGGTGCCCTGGGACCGTTTCATTTGGGGCTACGCGCGGAAGTGGGAGCAGGTGCCCTGGGTTGCCTTCGGTCATGACATGACTCGGGAGCACTTCGAAAAGACATTCCCCACCTTTGTAAAGTCAGCGGCTTACTCCGAGTACCGCTGGCCCGAGAACACCGACGAGCAGGACTCGGAAACGGACGAGAATCGGAAGCAGTATGGGCCGACCCTCCTGGTCTGGGAGATGCACGACGCCACCGAGCAGCAGGTCTATTTCGTCTCGGATGCGTTCAGGGAGGCGCTCATCCTCCAGGAGCCGTATCCCTGCGCCCTGTCGGCGCGGTTCCCCTGCCCGAAGCCCCTCCATTTCGTGACGAAGACGGCGGACCTGATCCCGACGCCGCCTTACGAGATGTATCGGACTCTCGCCGAAGATCTGGACGACGTAACGCGCCGGCTCGCCAGGGTCGTGCGCGCGATTCGGGTCCGCGGGGTCTTTAACGCGCAGATCGCCGAGTTTGAGAAAGTGCTCGGAGAGGAAAACGAGAATGCGCTGCTCCCGGCGGAGAACGCCAGTGCCCTCTTTCTTGAGAAGGGTGGGCTAGAGGGTAACGTCTGGTTCATGCCTATCGAGATGCTGGTGAAGGTGGCCCAGCAACTCTACGTCGCGCAGGGGAATATCAAGCAAGCGATCTTCGAGAAGATGGGGATCGCGGATATTCAGAGGGGCTCGACGGCGGCGGGAGAGACCGCGAGCGCGCAGCAGATCAAGGACAAGTGGAGCGGGGTGCGGCTCAAGCGGGCCCAGGCTGCCGTCGCGCAATTCTGCCGTTCTCTCCTCCGGATTGCACTGGAAATTGCGGCCGAGCGCTTCACCCCAGGCTCATTCTACGCCATCACGCGCTTTCCGCTTCCCTTTCAACCACAGCCAGTTGCCCCTGGACAGCCGGCCGTCCCGGCCTGGCCGCAGCTCATTCAGATTCTACGAGACCAGCTCCAGCGCACCTATCGGGTCGATATCGAGACGAATTCAACAGTGGACCTGGAGGCGACGGAGGATAAAGAGGCCATTGCGGAGTTCATGAACGCCTTCGGACAAATGATGGCCGGACTTAAGCCTCTCGTTGAGGAGAAAATGATCCAGCCGGAGATTGCCAAGGTCCTAATTCTGGAGACGACAAAGCGCTTCCGCTTCGGTCGGCGTCTCGAATCGGAGCTTGAGACGATGCAACCTCCGCAGCCGGCTCAGGAAAACGACCCGAAACCGCTTCTCGAGGCTCAGGAGTCGAAATTCCTTCGGCAGCTCGCGCAGCTGCAGGGCCAACTCCTCGACGAAAAGGCGCAGACGGCCCGTCAGTCGATTCAGATCGAGGATCTGCGCTCACAGGTGTCCGGGGCGCGGGTGGAGGGTAAGGTCAGGGAGAACGAGCTTATCGCAGACTTTAGCGGGAAGCTCCGTTCGAAGGATATGCAGATGGCTGAGAAGGGAATCGAGTCGAAGTTTAAGGACGCCTCGACCCGGCTGCAGCAGATGCAACAGGGTGTCACGCAGGCGATCGAGCGGGCCCTGGCGACGGTCGAGCAGAAGGCCCAGCTGGATCCGGCCCTTCAGCAGGGCTTGCAGCAACAAATGCAGGCGATGGGGCAAATGCAGGAGGGGCTGCAGCAACTGCAGCAAGGGCAGATGGCGATGCTGGCGGCAGTGCAGCATCTTGCGCGGGTAGTGGCGGCGCCGAGGAAGAAGACTATTATCGAGGATGAGCGGGGCGAGCCGATCAGTGTTCGAGAAGAGATTGAACTGGAAAATGGAGAGGACGATGAAGGCAAAGACTGAACTGGGAATGGGCCTGCAGGCGGGGCTGATCATGAAGCCGAGCTTCGTGGAGGCGATGGAAGCGCCACACTTCGGCTTCAAGATCGAATGCGTCGGCGCCGATGGGAAGGTCAAATGGGTCGAAGAGTTTCGCAACCTGGTCACGACCGAGGGAAAGAACTCGATCCTGAGTGTCTACTTCGACGCGGCGACGCAGATCACAACCTGGTATCTTGGGTTGAAGGGCACGGGGTCTGCTGCGGCTGGCGACACGCTCGCGAGTCATGCCGGCTGGTCCGAAGTGACCCCGTATGCGGGGAACAGGCCCGCAATCACCTTCGGCACGGCCTCGGGCGGGTCATTGGCAGCCTCGTCGGCGGTGTCGTATGCGATCAATGCCAGCGCGACGGTGGCTGGTGCCTTCATTGCGAGCGCGAATACTGGCACGTCCGGCACGCTGTACTCGGCCGGTAATTTTACCGCTTCACGCTCGGTTGTGTCGGGCGACACGCTGAATGTGACGCCGACTGTGACGGCATCCTAAGGAGCGAGACGCGATGTTTTCCGTCTATGAATCCGCCACGGGTCGCCTGGTCAGCACCGCGAGCCATGCGAGCCTGATTGCCGATCCACTGCCTGCGGGTCTTGCGGTCAAAGAGGTCGCGGATCCTGGGCCGCGTGCGCTGTGGGATGAGCAGGCGCTTGTGTTCGTCGAGGCTCCTGCGCCGAGAACGATGGAGCCTCTGACGTTCATGCGCCGGTTCACCCTGACCGAGCGCATCGCCATTCGCTCGGCTGCGACGACTGATCCGATGATCGCGGATTTGATGGCGATGCAGGCGGCGGCAACTTACATTGATCTGGACGACCCTGATACGCAGGCCGGCGTTGTGTATCTGGAGTCTCTCGGCATCATCGCGGCGGAGCGGGCCGCACAGGTGCTCGCATGAGCCTGCTGTTGCCACGAGGGCTGTCCAGTCGCGCAGGGGCCATTGCGTCGATCGGCGCGAGCGGTTCGGCAGGCACGTCGATGGTCAACAGCGCCACCCACACTAAAGGCGCTTGGCAGCAGTTGATCGCGGCAAGCGCGCGTGATGCGTGCGGCATCGTCGTGATGATCCAGGGCAAGCTCGGATTCTCGTCTGCCTCGCATCTGGTTGACATCGGAGTAGGTGCAGCGTCGAGTGAGCAGATCATCGCTGCAAACCTTGCTGCGAACACCAACAACTGGGCCAACTCGACGAGCTACTATTTTTTCCCGATCGCGATCCCGGCAGGGTCGCGCATCGCCGCGCGCAGCCAGAACAGCTACGCCGGCGGCTACGAGGTCAACGTCTCGGTGCTGTTGCTATCGGGCGACCTGAGCACCGCGCTCGGTCGTATCGAGACGTGTGGCGCGACGACGGCATCGACGGCAGGCACCAACATTGACCCCGGAGCGAGCGCGAATACAAAGGGCGCTTGGACACAAATCGTCGCATCCACCTCGTTCGACTACAAGGGCGTCGTTGTCGGGTTTCTTGCGCAGGCCGGCAACAAAGCAGCCGACTTGCAATGGATGTTTGATATCGCGGTCGGTCCTGCGGCGAGTGAACAGATTGTCGTGCCCGACGTGATCGCAGCGTGCGACACCGATCAGCGAATTCCGGGGACGTGCTGCACGCCGTTTCTGCCGGTGCGCATCCCTGCGGGGTCGCGCATTGCTGCGCGCGCCGCTTGCAACTCGACGGCGGCTGGCACGCGAACCCTCGATCTGATCGTATACGGAGTGGGTTGACATGGCGGTGAGCAACGCGGCGAGCGGCACGCAGAGCGCGACGGTCAGCACCGAGCACACGCTGGCGACGGTATCGAGTGGTGGCGTGTTCGCTCTGCACGTCGATATTGGCGCGCTGGTGGCCGGGGAATACGTCGAGATCAAGGTCAAGCAAAAAGTGCTATCCGGCGGCACGGTTCGCACGGTGATGTCAGGCATCTACTCATGGCTCGACGCCGGCATCGATCCGATCGTCGTCAGCGCGCCGATCATGTCGGACCAGGACTG